GACATCTTCCCACGGGCAATGTTACTGGCGTGCCTTGCTTTGAATGATGCCCGTCTTGCTTTGTCTGCTGCCGATTCTCCTTTTCGTGCTGGTGAGCCAGGCACGCCCTGCTGACCGAATCTGATCAGCTTGACGGTGTCGCCTTCTTTGGCCAGCACTACATGGGATTTTGTGGGGTGGTTTGGCGTGCGCTTGGGTTTGTTGTACCCCTCGAACTGCTCGCCGCGATAGGTGATCATCGCTTTGGTTTTCGCTTTTTGGCAGTCTTAGCGGCTGCCTTAAATGCGGCAGCCGTTGGACGGCCCTTCTCGCCCTTGCGCGCCATGCGTTCGTCGCTGCCAGATTCAATCCGCTCGCGCTTGGCGCGGATGTTGGCGTAAAGGCCAGGTTTCTTTGCCATCACTTCTTGCCCTTTGGCTTACGGGATTTACCAGCTTTGGACAGAGCGATGGCGACGGCTTGCTTTTGCGGTTTGCCTGCTTTCATCTCAGCTTTGATGTTGGCTGAAATGGTCTTCTGTGAACTACCTTTTTTCAGGGGCACCGTACCGAGCGCGGAGATGCTCCAAGGTTAGCTCTGACCCATCGTCGCGGACCAGCTTGGCTAGCGCGTTCTGCGGTCCGTACTTTTCTGACAGCTTGTCAAAGTAGGCAACCTTGCCAGCACCAAGCGCTTTTGCCTTGGTCGGCAGGTCTTGCTTAGCCAGCCACTGCCCGTAGGATTCATTCGCAGGCACCTGTCCCCCTTGGCTAGCGCGGGTGCCTGCTGGTGGCGGCGTGAATCCTAGCTCGTCGTAGTCGATGACCGGAATGGTTGTGCTGCGGCAGTTGAAGTGCTGCGGCGGTGTCGGGCCTTTGCCGTACTCAAACGTCTTGCCGTCAAGCGCCCGGCAGATTGCACTGGTGCGGGTGTCCAACGTGGCGACGTACCTGTATTTCTTGGTGATGTCTTGATTGGCTTCATACACCTGCTGGCTGGCGCTGTTGGCCACCTGGTTAATGCTGGTGCGCACCAGGGTGAGCACTTGGCTATTGGTCACAGATGTCATTTCACCACCAGCGGCAATGATCTTTTGAAGTGTCTTGCTGATTCTTGGTGGTACTTGACCAAACACTAAACGTTGGCCGCTGCCTTCTAAGCTGCCGATCAGACGCTTGGCAATGGCAGGTGTCGGCTCACCGGTTAGTAGCCCTTGCCGCACCACTTGCGAGAACCGCTCGGCTTGGTCAACAGCGATGCCCCTGAACGCTTTGCTGACAACCTCGCCATTAGGCAGCGTAATGGTGGCACCTTGGGCGGCGGTAAGACTGAACGTTGCCGGTGCTCCTTGCACAGCAGCGAACAGGTCATCGCTTAGCGCGACCACGTTGAGCTGCGTCGGGTCGGTCGTGACCACCGATTGCGCAAATTGCGGGCTGATCTCTACGGTGTTTACGGCGTCACGAGCGCTAGCCGGTAGCGCCTTGCGTAGCTGATCTGCCACGAACTCAGACTGCAGCTCAGCGATGCCTTGCAGCTCTCTTGTCGTGATCTCCGTTGCGTCGCCCGCCCAGGTTGCAAGCGAGTCCTTGAGTTGCGCCAAAATGCCACGCAGCCTGGCAGCCTTGACCGGTGCGGCTAGGTCGTCGATCGTGCGCAGTTGGTTAACGCTGTCGATGATGATGTCGTTGTAAGCATTGATAATCCGCCGCGCAACGCTATTGCTAAAGCGGTTCAAGTCAATGGCATTGCGGTATAGCGCTTCCATCAGATGATGCCTAACTGGTCAGGTTTGTATTGCGACCGGATGCTGACATTAGCGCCGCGCTTTAATGCACCCTGCACCGCTGCAGCGAAGGCGTCGTAACCGTTCTGGCCGTCTTCCATAATGCGCAACTCGTCCACTTCATCGGCTTTGCCATCTTTGTACCACGTCAGTCGTATCACCGCCAGCACTTCATCTGGCAGTTTGCATATCGTGTAATCAAGTTCCTGCTTCCTGGGCTTCTTCGGCTCCATCCAGATCGTCAGGTCCACCAGCCAGTCTGTCAGCTTGTCCAGCAGACGGTAGATCAAGCCCCGCATTGGATGTGGCCTCCAGCTCCTCGTCTACATCAAAGTTATCGCCCAGCACATCGCCTTCGGCAAGCTCACGCAAGAGCGTTTCTTGGCTGATGGTGCCAGCGGTGTAGAGCGACAGCAGCGCGGTGATGTCCTGCGGCTCAAGGCGTGCGCCGAGGAAGTCGCGGTTGACGTAAGCGCTACCGGCAGCGGTTGCATTGCCGAGGTACTGCGCGTGCCACTGCAGGCAGTTGTCGATCATGTCCTGCATATTCTGCGCAATGACCATCATGGTGCTGTCGCCTTGGCTGCGGTCGATGCGCTTTGCCTCGGCGGTCTCGGCGCTTAGCTTCTGGCCTAGCACTGCCGACAGGCCTAGCTCGTTGATCTGCAACGCAAGCTGCTCAAGCCTGCGGAACTGCGCTTCAAAGCTGCGGCCAGCAGGCTCGATGTACTCAGCGCGGCCTTCGGCTGGAAATGCAATAGCTTCACCGGGGCCTGCTGATACCTCTTCGGCGCTGGACGGGAAACCATAAAACGCCAACATGGGCACGGCGCTGATATGCAGTTGGTTGTCGAGGTCTGACTGGATCTGATAGGTCTTGAGGTTCAGCTCTGCAATGTCCTCAAGCGGTGGGCGTGACTCCATGAAGCCATGCCGCTGCGCATAGGCGATGCTGAACGGGATCTGGCTAAGGCTGGTGCGGCCTTCATCAACGACGGTGAACTCACCGCTGTCCTGCTTGCGGTGGATGCGGTACTCACCAGGCGTCAGCACACGGATCTGCTCGACTGCTTTTTCGCCAAACTCACCATCTGGCACTGTCACCACCTCAGCCAGCCGCAACTGGGTCAGCACCTGCCTGCCTTCTTGCGTCTCGGTGCGCCAGCCAAGGATTTGCCTAGGTGTGTAGGTCACCCAATAGGGTCTACCCCCATTAGCAGGTGCATCCACCAATGTACCAATGTGGCCATACCTGACCATTTTGCGCGCTGCTTCATAGGTCCAAACATTGAGGTCATTGCCTTGCAGGTCTACGTCGAACAGTTGCTCGCGGATCGCGTCGGCGGTGTCATCCAACCGCACTGGTTTGCGGGTTAGCATCCCGGCCAGCATCCGCTCAAGGCGGATGTAATACGGCGGGCATACGCTACGGGCTAGGCGGTTGTCGTAGGACTCGTCCAGCTCGCGTGGCTCTTGCGGCAGGTACCGGCGATGCTTTTTGCGCATCCCATAAGTGCCTTGTAGCAAGTCTTCAATCAGGATCCAATGCGGCTCTTGGGCGTACCAAGACGTATTGGGGTCGTTGACTTTGGAGACGGTGCGCTGCGCTAGCGGCCGGTCATAAAAATTGAAGCCGGTATACACAGCGGCACCGCCATTAACAGTGCCGTCAGTCTAAGGTTTCAGGTTCTGATGGCACGCGGGGTGGTTGTGGTGCGCCTTGTAGCCGCTGTCTTGGCCAGCGACGTACACCATTGCCAGCAGCACGATGGCTGCAACGGCGTTTATGAAACGATTGTTAATCATGGTTGGAATGGTAAGGGGTCGGCCTCGGCGGCCGTGAGCACAAGATACCACCTAGCGCCGCCGTGGTCAACCCTAGTAGAGCCTAACCCCGGTCCCCCGGCCAGCGCCTGCGTGCAGCGGGTTGAACTCACGCCACACCAAGTAGCCCAGCGCATCGTTCATGTGGTCAAAGCCTGCATCCTTGTCCGGTTCGCCCTTGTCGCTGTAGCACTGCAGCTCCAGGCATTCGATCACGCGACGGCAGCCTTGCGCGACCTGCAACCTGACCTGCCCTTTGCCATTCTCCAGTAGTGCCTGCACGGCTGCTACCCGGTCACGCACTGGCGGGTTGCTCCGTGGTGATTGGTTGGACATGCCATAGGACTCCAAGATCTGGATGTCGGTCTGGCTTGCGTTGGTGCTGCGGCTGCCACCGCTGGCGTCGGGGTAGATGTACACCTGCTGCTGCGGATGCCGCCTGCGGATCTCTTGCGCCAGTGCGTCGGTGTCATGCGCACCTGCAATCTCATCGATCACCAGCAGGCCACTGCCAAGCCGCACAGCGATCACCGCAGACATGTTGCCCACGTTGAAGTCAATGCCAACGCGGATCGGCTCGCGGGTGATGTCGGGCACTGTGGCTGTGACATGCTTCGCCCGGTTAAAGCGGTCATATACCTGCCCGGTTGTCAGGTTGACGAACTCGCCGTCGAGGTACGCCCGCAGCAGGCTGGGGTCGTAGTTGGCTTCCAGCCGCTCGATGAAGTCCGGCGGTAAGTGCGGGTTGTCCGCCGTGCGCATCTTGATGAGATGGCGGTCTGGCCTGGCCTTGGCCTCGTCGCTGCCGAACGTGTTCCACATCCACCGGAACCCCTCCGGCGTTGATGCCGCGCCAAATTGCCTGACATTGCCAGACCGCAATCGACCAAGGATCTTAGGAAATGCCTTATTGGCAATGCTGGGCGTCACCGTGTCAATCTCGTCAGCCAGCACCCAGGCAAGGTTCAGACCGATGATGCGGCTCCAGTTCTCAAAGCTGCGGCATAGGATTTTGGTATCACCGCCCGGCAGGTGCAGCATGTACTCCGGCAGCGGGCTAGCCCTGAACGTGTACGGGATGTCATACGCCTCTAGAAACGCCTCAAAGTCCGTCTGCCAGATGTCGCGGATCAGCGGTCCGGTAGGCTCCATCACGCAGCCGATAAAGCCCTGATTAACCGCCGCCAGCATCACCGCCTTGGCACATAGTGCCCGTGTCTTGCCCGCGCCGTAGCCAGCGCTGATGCCAAGGATCTGCGTAGCGGTGTCATCCACAAACGCAAGCTGCCCAGGGTGCAGGTCAGCTCGGATGCGGTCTAATAATGCTGGAATGTCGCTGATCTCGCCGCCGTGGTTGAGCTGCTGCAGCACATGCCCTTCACGGGCTGCAGCAAGGATGCTCACGAGCAGAGCTGCGCCAGCTTGGCTGCGGTATTGATCGCACCAAGAGCAATGTGATACTGGCCAGCCCGGCGTGCCTCCATCTGCAGCGTGCTGCACTGGCTAAGCAGGTCAGCCACCATCTGCGGGCGTTCGATGTCCCAATCGGCTTTCAGCTTGTCGCGTGCAATGCGCAGGTAAAGATCACAGGCATCATCCTTAACCCCCCAGTTTTCCCGTGCATAGCGGATGCAATCTGAACGCCGCCCACCGCTAGCGATGATGCGCGCAAAGCGTTCAGCGCGCTCTAGGGTTTCTTGTTTTGGACCACGAGGGGCGCCCATTAGGTTTCCTCGGGTAGTGAATTGGAGCGCGCGGGTCGGTGATGCTCCGCCGCTGTGTCAGTGGTCCCGACAGTAGCCTGCTTCGCGCGCTTAGGGTATGGCTGAGCCAACGGTTCAATCTTAGCACGCATTTTTGCGTCTAATGGCATTAGGTAGCGGTGCTTGCCTTTAGTGAAAAACTCAGTTGCATTGGGATCCAAGTGTTTTCTTACTTCAGCAAGTGACTGCTTAACGCCTTTTGAGTGAACACTTTTGTTATGTGTTTTTCTACCGTGGATAATAAATGCTGCCCGAGTTCCTTGGTTGACCAAGCCATCATAAATCCAATTTGTTGCTTGATAAATACCACCATGATGATCTTGATCTGCATCAGCGTAACTAACGACAAGACGCAACTCTGGGCATTTTTGCTTGAGAAACTTTAATGCGATGGATAAAATGCGTGACACTGGCGTTTTGTGCGACTTGAGTGCCACACGGACCAACTCGCACCCTTGGTCTTGTGTAAGGCCAAATGGCTTGAGCATGTTGTGATTAGCGCCACGGCCAAAAATGACACAGCCTATATACTTGCCATCTTCCCAAGCACCAACCTTGACGAGTTTGCCAACTGGCAGGCATTGACTGTAGTGCCAGTTTTCGCAGGCAAACTTTGCGGCTTCATGAGAAGCCCAGTCAACCTTGAGATCAGATTTGCTTGATGAACTCATGGCCGCAGTTCGGACAAACGCAGTCAATTTCCTTTTTATCAAGCCTATCTAGTTGTCCTTGATCTTCATCTTCTGCTGGATCAAACGTAGGTGACTCAATGCCTAGCTTGGCAAGATCATCTTCATCAAACCACGGAGCAACGTCATGCTGCTCTGTAAGTTGCTGCAGCATGTCCTTGTCCCAATCGGACAGGTCACTGGTTCGGTTGTCGGCCAGGGCAAGGCCGATCTTCTCGTCTTCCGATAGCCCGGTGCGTTTGACGGCAATGATCTCGGTGCCATCGGTTTCGATGACGCGAACGTTTTTGATGCCTGCCGCCTTGGCACCTTCGATGGTGCCGTTACCTGCGAGGATGCGGTTGTCTTCGTCAATGACGATGCTGCGTGCGGCGCCAAAACGCTGCAGCGACTCAGCAATGAGCTTGGCTGAGCGGTCTGTACGCTTGCGGGCGTTTTTGTGATCGGACTTTAGATCCTTGATGGAAGTCATGATCTCACCTGCACCGGCATGACGAGGTAAGTCATAGCAGGCTGCTCTGCTGGACGCAACACCACCGGCGTCGTTGTGCTATTGGCCGACAGTGTAACAGTCTCCACGTGCCGCATGGCTTTGAGCCCATCGAGCAGGTAATGCACGTTGAACGCCCAGGTGCCGGTTGCGGTGCCTTCGTAGGCGATCAGCTCTTTGCCGTTGTTGGCATCAGCCTGGGCGGTGATGGCTAATGCACCTGCAGCAGCGACCAGCTTGACTAGGGAATTGTGCGCCTCTGCGATTAGTGCGACGCGCTCAAGGCAACGGGCAAAACGGTGCCGGTCCAGGGTCATGGCGTGCTCAAAGCTGGTAGGCACCAGCGCTGCCACGTCGGGGTATTTGCCGTCAAGGATGCGGCTGTAGATGGTGATGCCGTCGCCTGCGTCGATGACCGCCTGACCGGTTGCTGCTGCCACGGTCACGGTGCGGTCTTGCAGCAGCTTCATGGTACTGGCTGGCAGTACCAAGTCAATGCCGTCCGGCAGCTCGACCGGCACGCGCATCATGCGGTGGCCGTCAGTGGCTTCCATGTAACCGGCTGCCATGTGGATGCCCTGCAGGATCTGCTTGCTGGCATCGGTGCTAGCGGCAATCATGCAGGCGCGCACGCCAGCGGTCAGGTCCAGCTCGGCGCTAGGAGCCTCCACAACGGGCATGGCGGGGTAATCGGCTGCATCCTGCACTGCAAGCCCGTAAGAGCCGCTGGAGGCGCTCACAGCGCCGTCTGAGAGCGTCACAGGCTCGCCATCATCCATGCGGCTGACCAAGCCTGCCAGCAGCCGATACGGCAGCACCACGGTGCCAGCGGTGTCTACGGCTGCCGGGACTGACACCGTGATGCCAAGTTCGAGGTTGAAGCCGGTCACGGTCATGGTTGCGCCATCAGCAGCGATGAGGCAACAGCTCAGGATCGGGTGGCTGTTGCTGGTGCTGATCGCTGGTGCAATGGTGCGTAGCGCATAGCTGAGATCAGCCTGCGTGGTGATGAGTTTCATGTAGCGGCGGTGGTGAGAATTGCAATCAACCGGTCGTAATCGGCTGCGAAGGATGCGACCAATTCAGCCGGGATGGGCTGCTGATCATCTTGGGCATTGTCGCGGATGGCAGCGGCATACGCAAGCGCGTGGTCCATGGTGTCATGGAGCCGGTTGATCACGGGTTGCTGCTTGGCTGAGATGTTGATGAGATCCATGTGATGACATAAGCAACAAGTTGCTCAACCATGCGGCGTGGGATGTCCCCTCGCACTTTGGCTAGCGCGTCAGACACTAATCGGTGATACCCAGCCACGGTGAGGCTGTGTTTACTATTTGTAACAAGTGCTCGGGCTCGGATCTAT